GTACCAGCGGCGCCTGTCACAGTCGCAACAATGGACAAAACGTTAGTTCCATCAGAGCGGACTATGCCAAGAACTGGAAGGGGAAAAGCACTTCCAGATGCACCAGCAATAACAGAGAGAGTCTCTTTATTGACTGGCGAGAGTGAGGCGGAATCCAACTTCATTTCAATGTCCATGGTAGTCAATTCATTCGCCGAGTTCGTCGGGGAAATGATACCTGAAACTAAGAAGGTTCCACAAGGTAGGGTGATGGCTCCATCCGTCTCAACCAGTGGCATCCCCTCCACTTCCGCTGTGTCAAAATTGACTACAGCAGGAACTGTGGTGGTCAATGATTGGTTGGACGCTAAGGTCACGAGAAGTTTTCCTGGAGGTACGGGAATTGATGGTTCAATCTGGGGTGAAATCAATTCAATCTCATATTCCAAGAACAACTCTCCGATCGGGTCAGTGTTATTGCAATTTACCGTCGCTACAATGAGCGAACAGCCATCATACAATTGCAAATCACCTCCAACCGGGCCACATCTCACCTTCTTACGTTGAACCCCATCGAACATTCGGTTCGTTGAGATGGGTAAAGAAAGTGATTTGTGCACAACTTCATTGGATTGGGTCTCATATGCTGAAATAGCAGCCTGAGTGGATGGTGCGGCATCGACGGGATCATAATCCGCGGCAAGATAAATCTTACCGGGAGTTGTTGTCACGGCGTTCGAAGGCACATAATGGGCTGTCACATTCCAGCGATATTTCTCCCAGCTCTTCGCTTGGGGGCTAAGCCAAGGGAGCACGGGAAGACCAGGATTGAGCTCAATCTTGGTAGCAGAGTAGGAACTAGAGCCATTAACCACGGCTATTAACTCGTGATTTCTGACAAAAGTAGATCTACCTGCACTCCTCACAATAGGATTCTGAGGGGCCATAGAATAAGATCTCGCAATGGGTTGATTCTGTTGCCTGACCAAGGGGGCGGGGGTGTTCCTCGCTCTCTGAAGGTTGGCACGTCGTCTAGTACGACGCGAGGCGCGTTGATTTGAAGCATTATTAGCATTATTCATTTGTTGATTTGTAGGTGTTACAGAAATTTGTTTATTAAATCAACCCGACCACCAAGTCGGCCGGCCGTAACACCTGCTTACAATTCACAGATTAATTGGCAACGAAGTCTCGCAGTAAACTGGAGACTCCTTTCTGCTTGTTGTATCTTCTCCTGGAAGGACGAGGAGGTTTATTTCCTTGTTTTCCATTCCGATCATCAGAATTTCTACCCGCCTGGGAACTTCCTACTTTAGGCTTCGTCCCATTGCCGCCTTTCGGCTTGCTGGAAGGTTTACCTTTGCTTGGCTTCTGATGAACTGGTTTGAACGATCTTGGGAGAATATCATCATCAACCACTACTGGAACCTCTGACTTGGCAGGTTTGGGTTCAACGAGTAATGGGGGTTTAAGAAAATCATTCAACTCAGTGCATGTTGACAACCACCGTCGGAATCGGGCAAGGTCTACCCCTGGAATAGATTCCTTGCAATATGCCTCCATCCAATCCCCTCTCTCATTCGGGTATTGGGAGTCAGAATCCACAAAGCTATTCCAATGGGCAATAGCCTTCGCAGGTCCTGGCTCAGGGATTCCTCCGATGCATGCAATGACTCGAATCGATAACTCACCAAGAATTGGAGTATTTGGATCCGAAAGGAAAAGTGATCGACACTTCTCAACTAACTTCTGTTGTGGAGTTACATTTGGTGGCAGCACAATGGTGCTATGGAACTTCGACAACTGTCTGGGAAGATCACAACAAGAGCTTGTATCACCAAACCACACATGTGGTCCGTACACACGGGCTAAGAATTTAATCCCGAACTCTCCACGTTTAATTTCCTCAACCGTCAATTTCTGGCCAACGGAGGCACATGATTTAACATACGCCGCTGGATCAACGTCAGCAGTCATGCCGTCATCTCCGCCATAAATGCCAAGAGATTCATAGGCTTGCGCCGGTGTAAGAAAGGCTCCATTTCTCCGGGTGATTCTCAACGCCAAGAAGGCCATAAAGGCATTAGCAGCTGAGTTAAACGCCGCAGTTTCGGGGGATCCGGAACAACGGGTATAGTCTGTTTCATATTCAGTACCAAAAGTACCTACTCCATGAAGACAGTATTGGGATCGGTGAAGCTCCAAAAGCTGAGAGTGGTAGGAAGGGTGGAATGCTCGCATCAATATTAATTTCTCAAGCTCACGCAAAACTTGAGACACTCTACCATCAAACCTAGACAAGTCAGTGTTGACCGCGCGTTTGGCACCCTCTAAGACTGCACAGACGCGCTCTGCAATCTCTTTGGGTGTTTTTCCAAAGGCGTACCACTGACATGTTTTCAAATGGTCTGAGAAAGTGTAAATGAACTTCGAGTATTCACCTTTGTCGACGCCGTTGATGGTTGAAATTGGACGTGGGTCTTTAGGTTCAGCATAGGCTTCCTTCTTCATAAACATTTTGATCATTCTCAAAGGAACCATGTACATAGCTTCTTCAAGAATATGTCTCTGAGTTGGTAGATTCTGCCTCTCATAAAGCTCGTCATCATCAACGGGGTGCATAAGATGAGGTTCTGGGATTAAAAGGTTAACGAATTCTAACATAATTCTGTCCAACAGGGGAGTTGACTCAATATTTGATTTAACACCCTGAATGCGTGCTTCAACGCACCTTCTCTCATTTGACTCCGTTTGATTAGGTGCAAAGCATTCATTAATCAATGGATTCATAAAAGAAGTGAGCATTGGTTTCGCCTCAGGATCATATGACATTGGATCGAATTGATACGTTCGCACTCCTTCTTCAACTGGGAAGATCACGTCAGGTTTCTCACTGACTTGAGCCCTATGGTATTCCAATAATGGGGCAGCTTGAGTACGATTACCTTCCACATAACTCAAAACTTGTGGCATGGTTAAGTCATGCTTAGAAGTTCTGGAGATACATGCAAGTGCATCATCGTCTTCGACAGGGATGGTTGCGTGTGCATATGTTCCGGCTAGTCCGGTAGATGTAAACACTCCTGCTTTCTTATGGACTCTCAATCTCAAAAATTTGCCGACAGCAACCCGCAAAGTTTCAAGCTTGTGTCCATGAAGGAACGAGGCCAGCCAAGCAGAACACCAATTCCATTTGGCTATAGGAGTCATAAGAATTAACTCATGATCCTCATCTGTACGTCTGCGGTCCACTAAATAAGCAGCAGCAGCGACAGGAATGCCCCACCATCTTCTTACAGCCAGGATATTATCCGTGGAGTAATTCCAAACAGGGTGTTTATAGGATCCACCACCAGAGACAAGATAATCTACATTATTATTCTCGTCGAAGGTATAGGAGTAGTCAGGTGTTACCCTCGCGACTTCACTTGGTTGAAAAGTGTAAACCATTACTGGCTTAAACTCATCAATAAGGAGTGAGGGCATATCAAGATATTGGTCGACATCAACCAGCGACAAGAGCGCATCATCACCCGGATCATACGGCTTAGTAGTTGCCGCAAGGTCTTTGACCCAATAATAGGATCTGGACCCTACCCGTTGACTTCGCTCGTCACTCTTAGATCGTTGAACGAAATAAGGTGTCAAACCCGTTAACGCAGCGTACTTGACCATGGCATTCGTGCCAGAGGATCTATCCGCCGCCGCACTTCCGTGCGTATGGTTAGAAACAGGTTTATTTGAAACGAGTTTCTGCTCCATGAATTGTAACCGCAATGACTCAGAGGTTTTCTGGTATTTCGTTGCGGCGCGCTCAATAACCAAGGAGAGTAAATCCTCTATCCTAGGTGATACAGACCTTAAAGTGGTACAGACCTGATAACTAGTCATACATACCCCAAAGGTGGCAGCGATTTGAACATATCGATTTTTCAACATATTCACAGTATTCTTTGACGTTTAAACTTTGATTTATAGTGTTT